CATCATCTTATATTACCCCAAAAAGTGACGCACCTCGTTTTCCGACCGTTTGCCGCGCGGACGGAAGAGGGCGCGCGGCGGCCGCTTTTCGAGCGGTCGCGTCGCGCCCGGTCGCTCGCAGAGTGACGCTCGCGCGGAATCGCTTTACGACGCGAGAGACGGACAGAGAAACGCTGGCGTGAAATCGAAAAACGTTTTTATTGAGAACGCGATCGCTTCCAGCGCGTGTACTGGTCCGGCTGCTGACAGAGAAAGTGTTTCTGGTTGTGGCACAGCGTCGCGGAGACTCGGTCGCCGTTCAGATAGCTGCACTGACCGCCTCCTCGGATCTCGAACCTGCAGCGAGGAGAGGGTTAAGCTCTGACGCGCTGCGTCGGGGAGGGAGTTCGTTCGGGGACTGACCACGGCTCAACGGAGGCGTTGTTGATTCCGAACCACTGGGAGCCCCGCTCCTCTGGGCGGTTCAGTCCCAACCAAATGCTCGTCTTGGGGTATTGCGCGTACAGGAAATCCTGCGGGAGAGGATGTTTACGGCGGATGCCTCGGCTCAGCGGGAGATTCGAACGGCTCGCCGTTCTTACCAGCTGATCCTGGTTCTCCGGCACCGCCAGTTCGCCCCCCATGTTTTCGCACTGCGTTCGCGAGTTGCTCCAGTGGTGCTCGCTGTAGGATTTGTAGTAGCAGTTCCCGTCGTAACCGTACCAGTACTGAGGACACACGGTCTCGAACGCGGGAGCGTCCGTCCTGCGGTCTGCGGGAGGTAAGGTACCCTGTCGGTGCGCGGCCGGCCCGGGCTAGGGCGGACGAAGCGGCGGGTACTTACGGGTGAGGAGGAGGACAGAGAGGGTGATAATCACAGCGAGCACGATTACGAGGGTGATTAGGAATACGGCTAGAAGAGATTTTCTGGGAATCGAGATTAGGTCGGGGCGGTGATTGGAGGGAGCGTAATCGGGCCGACGGTTTAGAAACGCGTAGGTGCCGAGCAGGTAAAGGGTCACCGCCAGCAGGAGGATGACGGCTGCCGAGATCCCGATCCACCGGCTGCGGTGGTGCGGGCCGAGTCCGTCGGGCGGAACGAGGGGGACGGTGACGGTCTCCGCGGAGACGTTGTTCGAGGCTCTGCAGGTGAGGTCTTTGGGGAAGGGGTTCATGAGCAGGACGTTCTCCGTCTGTTCGAACGGCGGGTCGTACTCCCAGCCGAAGGTGACGCCGTCCTCGTCCGCATCTACTTGGCACTTGAACGAGGTGATTCCGTTTTCGGTCGAGGAGGTGATGACGGGTGCGGGGAGGGGGCTGTGCGTGAGAGAAGGGTCAGAGGCCCGGAGGGCGATCGGACGGTCGTCCGGGGCTATAGAGACTCACCTGCGGACGGAGACGACGAAGGTCTCGGTGGTTTCCTTTCCTGTGGTGTCCTCCTGGAGGAGGGAGTAGGTGCCGCTGTCCTTGGGAGAGACTAGGAAGAGGGTGAGAGAGGTGTCTTGCGTGTCGAGGCGCGCTCTGCCTCTGTAGGTGGTGTTGAAGTATTTGGGTTGCTCTCCGGGTTTGCAGGAGGCTATCTTGATCGTCGTGGGGGTTTCGATTCTCCACTCCTGGCTGTAAAAGTCGTTGACCCTGTTCTTGGCCCGTAGCGTCACGTTGGAGCCGGCGAGGTAGACGGTCGTTTCGGCGCAGGCGGCTGCGGAGAGAAGGGAGAGCAGGAGTAGAGGGCGCATGGTGCCGGTGGAGGTGCGCTGTCAGGTGCGGGCCGCGGACAGGTATATGTAGGTACCCGGTAGGGCGCGTCCGGTTACAGGTTAACCCGCGGCCTTCGACGTGTCCGACCTTTAGGACGGGCGTGTGCTCTGTCAGCGGATTCGCGAGGGCGCGGCCGCGATAAAGACGCTGAGTCGAGGATTCTTTTTGTTTGAGAACGGATTTTATTGACCGAGATCGCTATCTGAGCCCTGGAGTATGTGCACGATGACGGGATCGGGACAGGCCCTGACCAGTTCGATTTCGCGTTTCTTGGGGAAGAGGGTTTCTCTGAAATACCAGAGGGTGATGCCCAGGAAGAGGGCTACCGTCGCGAGGGCGAGGGAGACCCAGAGGGCCACGTTGCCAGGGTCGAGCGTGCTGGGCGCGGGACGGGGTAGCGTGGGTTGGGGGTTTTGTTTGGGATCGGGTTCGCAGGGCGAGGAGACTCTGAGGATGAACCGGTAGGAGTTCCTTTGGTCCAGGTCGTACTCGGATTTGTACATGCCGGAGTCCTGGACCTTGACGGACTTGAGGATCAGGGTGTTGTTCTGCAGGTCTATGGAGACCCGTCCCTGGAAAGCTTTGTAGACGATGGGTTTTTGCTGTCCCTTGTAGTACTGCAGGATGACTTTCCACCCGCCGTTGAAGCTGGTGTCGACCTCCCACTCCAGAATGCTGGCCTGGGGATTGGGGACGGCGTGGAAAGCGACGTCGTCGCCTTCGTTGGCGTACAGACGGACGGTGACGGTTTTCCGGACGGTGGGCTGTCCTCCCCGACCTAGGTTCCGCACCTCGAAGTGGTGAGTGGTAGAGCTGAGGTTGACTCCGCTGGAGACGGTCTCCCAGCACCCCTCGTTCCCGGGGTCGTCTTTGAGGTCGACGGTGTTGAGGGTGCTGTTGAAGGTGAGCCGGTCGAGGTAGGGCGCTCGGACGGTCTGGTTGGGGGGCTGGTTCGTAAACCACTCCAGGACGGTGGTGGAGTTTTCGCAGCCGAGTCCTACGGAGTGGGTCCACTTGGAGAAGTGTCTGTCGGCGACCCGGTCCTCTCCGATGGTGAGGGGGAGGACGGGGGAGAGGAGTCCCGTGGAGAGGAGGACGAGGAGAAGCGTTAGGGAATTCATTTCGGTGTTTCCCCTTCGCAGGATCCTAGGGAGGGTTTGCGCGCTTACCTATTTATGAACGGCGTCCGGTCGGGCGCGGCGCCACGTCGGCGCCGGACTTCGGTTTACGGTGCTGAGTCAGGAGAGATAAGGGTCCGTTACGACGGGCGTCGCCCGGCTCGGAGCCGGCATATAGCCTCGCCGACTTCCGCGTGCGGGGCGAGATCGGCGGTGTAGCTCAACGGCAGAGCGCCGGCCCCGTCCCCGCGCTCCCCGGGTTCGGGACCGGAGGGACCGAGATCGACCCTCGGCATCGCCGATCTCTTTTGGCTTTTTCATTTTTAAGGGCCGCCGGGATGCCGCTGTTCGTGGGCTTCGGGGTGAGCGCCCCGTCGGAGGTGAAGCACCCGGGGTTCTTCTGGAAGATCGTGCGGGAGGTGAAGGCCCTGTGGCGGCCGATCTTCGAGAGCACGAACGAGGGCGTGGGGTACCCGATGGGGTACATGTTCCGACTGGAAAACTGCCCGTACTGCTCGGAGCACCTGACCCTGCTGATCTACCTGACGGTGTTCGAGTTCCGCGGCCCGTTCCTGAAGGACTGCGCGCGGAAGGTGAAGGGGTACTTCAGGAGACTGTTTCACGGGGGCAACTACCCGTCGGGGATCTGGTTCCGACTGTACCGGAACAACTGGTGCGCGGACGGCCAGCGGGTGGCGCGCTTCGTGGTGAGCTCGGACGCCTTGCTGTCGATGGACCCCGAGTGCCTGTTCACCACGGGGCTCCGGTACTCGGACTGCGCGTACGAGGACGAGGTGCTGTACGAGCGGACGATGACCCCGTGCGTGTACGTGGCCCCGCCCAAGCTGACAAAGTCCGAGCGGAGGAGGCAGAAGGGCAAGAGGCCGAAGTTCGTGAGCCGCGGGGTGGGGCCCGAGTTCAGACGGCACAGCATCTGAGGGTTCCGGGAAATAAAGGGTTAAGCCGGAGGTGTTTTTTTTTAGTTCTGTTTGTTTTTCGGGCGCGGCGGGTGAGGGGTGAACCGGGTAAATGATCGACGGGGCCGAAAATTTTTCCAAGTCCGAAAAGTTATCCGTTAACCCGGAGGGCGGAGCGGAGGGCGGAGTCCTGAGTGTGCGGGCGGAGCCCGAGCCCGAGTCCCGCCCCGCGCCCGAGTCCCGCCCACCCGGTGACGCGAGAAGGAGGCGGAGCCGCGGAGTCGGGGAACGGTTTTTTATTGGAGGACTGTTATCAGTAGGGGGTGTACCGGTTGTGGCCCGCCATTTTCAAACGGAGGCAGTGGTTGACCACGCCCAGTCTGGCCCAGTCCTGAAGGGGGCGTGGCTGTTTCTTGGCCGAGGGGTCGGCGGGGGGCTGCTCGGAGGGGAGGGTCGTCATCCAGGTTTCCCATGATCCCTTGCGGTGGTAGACTTTCCAGGCGACCACCGAGGGTCCGTTTTGGGCGAAAAAACGGTCGAATACGGGCTTGGGGAGCATGTGGGTGAGCTCCCTTTGGGTGAAAATGGGCTTTTTCAGAAGGGGGAGGGTCCGGGGGGCTTTCATTTCGACCACCCCCTTGAGACCCCCGTGGGAGAGCTGGGGGGTCCGGTGGGTGTGGACCCTCATGGTCTGGAGCGCCATCCGCAGGCCGAAGACGGTATCGACGGGGAGTCCCACTCCGGAAATGAAGAGCATTTGCGGGCAGAGCCTGTCGATCATCTGGTGCACCGCTGGGGGGAGCTGTTCGGCGACGGGGGTGGGGACTCGGAAGAGGCGGGACATGTATTGGGTCCATATGTCGACGGCCTGATTGGCCGAGATGGGCTCGCGGTGCCGCCCCCTGACGGTGACGTAGACCAATCGGTAGACCTGGTCTCCCTCCCGGATCCGCCTCCCGAGGACGACGATGGGGCGGAGACTGAACTCGCTCCCCAATTGGTCGCGGAGGAGGGGGTGGAACCACGTGGTGTCCCCGATGCAATCGGATAGGACGGGGAGGGTGTAGGAGGGCTCTCCGGACTCCTCCTTCATGGGGTAGGCGGTAGTGAAGGAGAGGGTCCCGAAGTCGAAGGGCCATCGGGGGTTCCAGTCGAAAAAGCGGTCGGCGGCCATGGCTGCCGGGGAAAAATAGGTGTCCAGGGGGGTGTACAGGGGGGTGCCATAGGGGGTGGTCGGTGTACAGGGGGGTGTACAGGGGGGTGTCCAGGGGGGTGCCACAGGGGGTGGTCGCGGTACAGGGGGGTTGTACAGGGGGGTGCGAAGGGGGGTGGTCGCGCGCGGGTAAAAAATCACCATTGAATTTGAGGAGAATCACAAGGATTGAGTGATTATTGATTTTATTCGATCGGATTAATTAAAATTACCTCGGAGGCTCGGGAGATCCGTACGGGTCGGCGGCCGGCTGCGGACTGATGGGGAACCTCGGTAGGTCCGCCTCCTATATAGGCGGTCCTGGCTATACATTAACCCGATGACGGCATCGGCGGCCAATGGGAGAGCGCGTGGGCCGGGTTAATGTATAACGGGAGGCGGAGCCGGCAGTCCATATATGGTCCGTTGCCATGGAGAAAAACAAACAGGGCAAAGTCCGGGTTAACCGTTAACCGGGGTGAGTCAGCGGTTTTCGCTTCCGCATCGTCATCGGGTTAACCTATAACCGAAGCGCCTCCCCCTGGCTATCGATTAACCCGGGCTCCGCCCCGCGGGTTAACGAGTAACCCGGTCCCGCCCCTCGGGCTAACGATTAACCCGGGCCCCTCCCTCCGGGTTAACGGTTAACCCGAGCCCCGCCCCCGGTTATCGATTAACCCGCGCCCCGCCCACCCGGGTCAACGATTAACGTCGGCCCCGCCCGCGCGGTTAATGATTACCGATAGCCCCGCCCCGCGAGTTAACGATTAACCTGAGGCTGGTGAAATCGAACTTGGATTTCCCGAGCTCGAATTCGCTGTTAGTCGTCGAGCCGACCCGCGTCCGAACCGGGAAACGTCCTTGGGCGTAAACGCGAGCGGCGTCGGTCGCGCTGACGCTCGCGGTTCGCTCGCGCAAAGTCCGCGGCTTTTATGGCGGGGCGAGCGCCGCGTCAGCCGAATTCGCGCTGACGCGGATGTTTTCGTACCGGGAGGTACGAGGAAGTGCGTGCCGGGAGGTTGTTTACGCGAGCGCGAGCGTTTGTTTAGAGGGCGAGGGGCCCTGTTTACGATCGGGCGAGGTCCGAATTTCTGCGGCGTCGACGGTTTTCGAGCGGTATAAGTAGAGGGTGCCGGACGGCCGGTTCCTCGAGCGATCGGGCGATCCGATCGAAGACGTCGCGGAACTCTCGCTCGAATGCGTCTCGGCTCGGCCTGCTGTCTTTCGGCTCTTCTCGCCGCGTGCCTGCTCGTCGCTTCGGTGAGTGCGTTTTCGGCTTCTCGCTCTCCCTCCGAGAATCGAATCTTTTTTACTTTTTTCCTCCTGTCTGTCCGTCTTTCTCCGGTGACGGTCTTTGCTGCTTTTCGGCTTTCCGGGCGCTCGATTCGTCGAGAAAAAACCAATCGAACCCGCGTTCTCTTTTCTGTTTTCTCCCTCTCTGTTCAAGATCGAAGGCGATCGAGCGTCGACGGCCGCGACGGAAGATGCTACCGGGAAGCCGGAACGGCGTCCGGCGGGCGTCGGGCGCCCTTGCGCGGGGGAGGCGGATCGGTGGGGGCGCGCGGCAGACGGCCCTCGGCCGACGGGGCTGAACAACAGCCGGCTGCTGTTGGGCGATTCGAAACGGAGAAAGTTGCGGGACGCGAGGCTGGTGTTCTACCACTGGTCCCGACACCGTTTCGTGGACCTGTTGGTGAACCGGACGGTGTGGGAAGACATGGGTCGTGCGGGTCTGACGGAGAAAAAGACGGCCGGGGAGCTGGTGCTCCTGGTGCCGGACTACCGTCCGGATCGGGGCGAGTCGCGGATGGGCCTGGGGACGTCGGTGTACCCGGCGAGCGACAACCTGATGCGGCATCTGCTGCGGTTGCACACGCGGATGACGCCGCTGTCGGTGGTGGCGCTGTTGGAGTGGAACGACGAGTTTTACGGGTACTGGGACCCGGAGAAGCCGAGGGTGTCGAGCGACTCGGCGCTGCGGGCGCGGGCCGACCCTCTGTTCGACGGGCTGCCGACGGGCTACCGGGTGCACTGCGTGGGGCACGCGATCGGGGCGCACGTCTGCGCGGCGCTGTGCCGGCGGTACCAGGAGCGCGGCGGGCGGTGCGCTCGGATCGTGGGCCTGAGCCCGGGTCAGGTGGGCTTCGCGAAGATGACGCCCTCGGAGGAGTCGGGCGTGTGGCGCCCGTGGATGTGGCCGGACGCCCGGGCGGATCCGACGGAGCCGTTCCGGAGGGAGTACATGCTGAGGCGCGGGGACGCGGAGTACGTGGCGGTGGTGGCGACGTCGGAGGGGAGCGCGTACGGGCCGTTCGGCCCGTCGGGCGACGACTACATCCGGACGGGGGTGACGGGCGACAGCCTGGAGCTGTGCCCGCCGGTGGGCGGCGTGACGGAGCGGATCTGCTGCACGAACTACGCGGGCAAGACGTTCTGCGAGCAGGTGCACGTGCCGTGGAACGAAGACGACAAGACGGCGATGATGAGCCGGCCTCGGTGCTCGTACATCGGCTCGGTGCTGGTGTTCATGAAGGCCCTGGACGTGGCGGACGGCGCGCTGGCGCTGCTGTCCCTGCGTCGGGGCGACTTCCAGGTGAGCGCGTGGACGGCGTACTCGGCGAGCCGGGACTACACGCACCAGAACAAGTACCTGAGCCCGGAGCCGTCGGACTGGTCGGCCTCGCTGGCGGTGGGGGAGGAGGGCGGCTTCTTCTCGAAGGGGGTGCTGGTGCTGGTGTGCAGCCACGAGTGCTACGCGAACACGGAGCACCTGATCCAGCTGAAGTCCCGCCACTTCGGCGAGTACTTCGTGCAGTGGTACTTCGGGGACGTGTGGCTGTACCGCCGGATGGAGGTGATGGTGCACGGCCAGGGGGTGCTGTTCTTCGCGCGGTACTACACGCCGGGCGCGACGGCCGGCGGGGCCGAGACCGAGTACGGGGAGCCGGACCCGACGTCGGCGACGCCGATGAGCGCGCTGGGCGTGCGGGCCCTGCGGTGCGAGGAGCCCGAGGCAACTTCGTGCCGGTGCACTACAAGCTGTTCCGCGACTACGAGTGCGCGTTCGGGGAGCCCGAGGTGAAGCTCCAGCTGCGCACGCAGATGCGGGCCGGCGACCCGCGGCGGCACGTGCCGGTGCCGCCGGCGTGCGGGTGCGCGAAGCCCTTCCGGCACAAGACGTACGCGGCCATGGTGCACCCGTACGCGGTGATGACCTCGGTGGGGGAGGAGGTGAACCTGACGGAGTTCGTGGAGCCGGACCTCCAGTTCGTGACGGTGACGTACTTCATGCTGGACCGGCGTCGGGTGCAGATGGCCGAGCACACGGTGATGACGTACTGGGACCCGTGCGAGGACGCGGAGCACAAGGCCTTCCGCTTTAACGTGACGCGGTTCGCGCTGACGATGAAGACGCGTAAGTCGGCGGAGTACACGGTGACGTTTTATTACGAGCTGTACCTGAGGACGGTGCGGGTGCACGCGTCCCCGTCGAACGCGACGGAGGTGGAGGAGGAAGAGGAGGAGGACGTCGACCCCGAGGAGGCCGGGGAGGAAGAGCCGGGGGCGGGGTCCGGGGACGGGGACGAGCTGGCGGCCGAGGGCCTGGTGACGGCGACGACGGCGGGGCCTCCGACGACCCCGGCGCCGACCACGGCCACCACCCGCCGGAGACGGCGGTCCACCCGTCGGCCGCGGCCGGTGGGGAGGGGGCAGAAGGGCGCCCGCTCGCGGTCGCGGCGGGCGGCGGAGACGGAGGAGTGGGGGAGCGGCGCGGAGGACGCGTCGGAGCGCCTCCTGGAGGTGGACTTGAAGGGCGGTTCCTGGCGGACGGCGTCGCAGGGTCCGGCGAACTTGGGCGCGGTGGCCGGCGTGCTGACGGTGTTGATCGTGGTGGTGCTGTCGATGCTGGGCAGCGTGCACGTGGCGCGGTGGTGTCGGGAGCGCGAGGGGCCGGCGGGCGCTTCGTCGGTCGCGACGGGCCCGGCGTCGGCGACGTCGGAGGCGGTGACGCTGCTGTGATTCGCGAGCGAGGCGGTTGACGCTTTTTCTTCTCCCTCGTTTGTCCTCGGTTCAATAAAGCTTTCCGTTGAGTGAACCCGAACGGCCTTCGTTGTGGTGGGTGCGCCCGCGCGGCTTCGACGACAGGTTCCGAGGATCGACCGGGCGAGCGAGCGAGCGTGCCGACGAGGATGCCGGTGTGCCCTTCGGCGGTGAGTGTCGGGGCCGTAGCGGGGTAGGCGGAGGGGGTCGGGACGGGACGGGAGACGGGACGCGGAGACGGCGCTCCCCGGCCGCCCGAGTGACGCCCGTCTCCTCTCCGCGACCCGCAGGAGATGGTGGCGGCGAGCCGGGCGTGCGGTTTCGACAACGAGCTGGGGGCGATCTGGTTCAGCTTTCTGGCGGAGTGCGGCGACGGGCCGGAGGAGCGGGATCGGTTGCACGAGTACTACTTTAGCCGGGCGGTGGCGAACATCGCCTCGTTCGAGGACGCGGCGCTGCGACGCGTCCACCGGACGCTGAGCAGCATCGTGGCGTGCCGTCACGCGAAGACGGTGCGTCGGGGCGGCGAGTCCCTGCACCTGATGAACTGCGTGATCCGGCTGGTGTCCTCGGCGTACCTGGTGCCGGAGGAGAAGGAGCGGACGCTGCGTGCGGTGTCGCGGCGCCTCTTTTTTCTGCCGGTGTGCGTGGTGGAGGGCCTCCGGCCCTGGCTGGCCCGGTGGAAAAAAGAGGACTTCCAGTTCCCGGTGACGGGGGTGCTCCTGCGGCACACGGTGGGCGTGAAGACGGCGCTGCGGACGATGAGCTACGAGGTGTCTCGCTCGTCGGTGCCGCTGGCGACGCCGTTCATGCCGGCGCCGGTGCTCCACCTGAACGTGAGCCGTCTGACGGTGACGGGTCAGATCCGGGTGGAGAAGGCCGAGCGCGGGAGCATCGTGACGCAGTTCGTGTGCCTGCGTTCGATGCTCCGGAGCATGGTGGGCGAGGACGTGTGGCCGATCGTGAGCCGGGGGCTGTGCTACATGCCGGCGTACCGGGAGACGTCGACGGCCGAGTACGAGCAGTGGGTGTTCCACGTGCACGGCCCGTACAAGGAGCACCGCGAGGAGTGCTTCGGCTCGTGCCGGTACTGCCGGTCCCTGCAGCCGCTGTCGCTGTTTTGCCTGGCGCAGCTGGTGTGCCTGCGTAACTGTTTTTTGGAGCGTCGGGCCCGCGCGCTGGGCGGCGGGTTCGGCGGGCGGCGTCGCGGGGGCCGGGAGCCGGGGACGGCGGGGGCGTCGCGGTGAGCGGGGTTTTGTTTTGTTTCTGTTTTTTTGTTCCGTCTCGGGTTTCGACTGACCGACGCGCGTGTCTTTTCCCTCACTCAGATGTGTTGCTGGCGCGTGGCGCTGGCGGCCGCCGCGTCGACGTCGTTCGGCGTGGTGGTGATCGTCAGCTTTCTGTTCCTCCAATCGGAGATGAGTCGGCTGGCGTTCGTGGTGACGGTGTTCGCGTGCTGCGCGACGCTGACGGCGGTCTCGCTGATCGTGCTGTATTTGCACGGCGGCCCGCGCGGCGGCGAGACGACGTCGCCGGCGTCGCCCGGCTGGACCCCGTTGCCGCGACCGCGTCGGGCGAACGCGCTGCGGGCGCCGCGGACGGTGCACTCCCTGATCCGCTTTCCGGGCGTCGCCGGCGGGGGGTGGGGATCGACGGAGGGCTGGCGCGTGAGCTGTAACCCCGCGTACGGTCGGCTGCCGCCGCGGGAGTCGCCGTCGACGAGCGCGTCGGACGGCGCGGGACCGACGTCGGCCCTCCGGCCGCTGCCGCCCTTACCGACGCCGCCGCCGCCGCCGCCGCTGTCGCCGCCTCCGTCGACGGCGCCCTGCCAGCTGGCGTACAGCGTGGTCCCGCTGCCGAGCCCGCCCCGTCTCTTTACAGACGCGTCGGTCGTAGGGGCGCGACCCGCCGCCGACGACGACGACGAGGACCTCTTCTGCTACCACGAGTACCAGACGATCGACGAGACGTCTTTCGTAGAGGCCCTGGCTTGAGGGCGATGGACCGGCGCGGGGACGGGCGATGAGCTACGACGAGGTGGACCGTCTGGTGGAGCTGATCGAGGACCACCAGGAGGACTGGTTGGAGCGTGTGATGGACAGGTTTCACTCGCTGCAGTTGATGTGCATGGAGGAGATGGGGTGCGCGGTGGCCCCGTGCGGGTGTCACGGGGCGGGGTTGCGTCGGACGGGGATGTGCCTGTCGCGGCACCGTTCGGGGGTGCTGAGCGCGTACCTGTGGTCGCGGCTGGAGCTGGACCTGAGCGTGGGGGGCGTGTACTTCGTGACGATGTGGGCGGCGCCGCAGTTCGCGGAGTTCAACCCGGTGTACATGAGCAAGCCGGAGTCGGGGGTGATGGGGATGATGATCCACGTGCCGGTGGAGGACCGGGCTCCGTTCGTGGGGGCGGTGGCGGCCCTGGGGGAGCTGGGGACGGTGCCTTGCCACTACCTGCGTAAGATCTTCGTGACCCCCGACCAGACCCACCTGCACCTGCTCCCCGAGCCCTGGTTCGGGGAGGTGTGCACCCTGGTGTACGTGTGGCAGAAGGGCGAGATGGACGCGCTGCGCGAGGGGCAGATGGAAACGGAATGACAATAAAACCCATTGAACGTATGCATTCGTGTCATCGTGTTTATTTACGGAACGACGTTGGGAGATTGCGAAGCTTCGCAAATGTAGTTGACGGGTCCGATGGTCGCGGTGCCCTGGACGCTGGGGTTAAAAAGTCCGCCGTTCGTACACCTGAAGCTAAAGCAAAGCACCGTGTACCGCTCCTGATTTTTCTGGGCGATGACGGGCATGGCAACCACGGTGATGTTACCGGGCGCCCAAGAACCTGTCAACACAGCGGTGAGGGATTGGCTGACCCCGCTGCTAGGTTCGTAGTAAGTATTTGTGTCGGCGTCCCAGTTGGACGGCAGGGTCCTGTTCGGAGCGGGTTCCATGTAAGTCATACCGTTGGATACCGCCGGGTTCAGGGTCCCCGTGTCCATCTGGCTTGGATTAAAGTCCGTGAGGTAGCTGGAGACGATAAAGTTGAACCACTTAGCGTTCACGTTGGTGTTCCCGGTGGGTCTGGTGCCCATGGTGGCGCTGTCGAGCTTGATGTAGAGCGAGGTAAATAACATGCCCATGCAGTTGACCTGTTTGACGTAGTAGCTGCATTTGAAGGAGTTATTGCTGGAGTTGACGATTTCGGCGGTATTGCTGTTGAGACTCGTCGATCCGGAAACGTAGGAAATGGAGGTGTACCCTAGGTTGGCGGGGGGTGCGGCGAGACTCAGCACGCCTCCGGTGACGGTAAAGTGTGTGGTGTCGTATTTCAACCGGACGCCGCTGGAGTCTGCCGCTATGGGTGCCGTTACGGTGAGTCCGAGGCCGTTTTGGGTTCGGGAGAGGGGACCGCTGGGATCCCGTCGCGTCCACGAGTAGGGTTTCGTCGATGTTTAACTTGAGACCCGCGGACCCCGCGTCTATGGGTTCGTTAGGGTCCAGTTTCACACCGAGTTCCCAGTCGGCGACCTCCAACGTCGCGCCGTCCAATTGAAGTTGGAGACCGTCCGCGCTGGCTACGATGGGACCTTCGGGATCGAGCGTGACTTGCAGGTTCCCCGTGGGGTCGAAGCCGATGGACTCTAGGTCGGTTTTGATGGCCAAACCGGTGCCTGTTGCCTCTAGGCCCTCGGTGGTGTTGATCCTCATGCCTAGCTGCCCCGCGTTGTTGACCCCCATGGTGCCGTCGTACAGCAGTCCGACGGACTTATTGACCTCGGCGACGGGCGCTTGCAGGCGGATGCTGAGCTTCCCGTCTTTGTCGAAAAGCGGGCCGGACGGGTCCAGGAAAGGAGGGTTGACTGACGGCGCGTCCGCTTGATACCAGAAGGGGTAGATGAGGTCCACCTGAGCCGAGGTAGCACGTGGTCTTTTCGGTGCTGCAGCACCGAAGCCGCTTGCGGAAGTTCGCTTGCGCTCCATGACGACTTAAGGAGAGGGAGAGTAGGGGTAGCCCTGGTAGGAGAAAAAGATGGGGCCCGTTGTAACCGTTTCTGTTTCCGTGGTTGCCTTTTGGAACCAATTGCTACCGCCCGTTTGCTTGAGCGCGAAGGTGAAGACGAGAACGTCGCGTGGCGTGTTGCCCGTGCTGCCGGTGTTGACGGTGGCCGGACACATGCCGAACGAGGAGGGACCGAAGGTGGCCCCCTGAGCGGTAGGTACGAAGGTTTGTGTTCGGAGTCCCGGATTGGTGATTCCTACGTGCCAAACGGTCGTGTTCCTCTGGCTCACGTCCGGAAGCCCTAGGTAGGAATTGCCGTCGCTCATTTGCGCGTTGGGGACGAAGGCTGAATTGGTGTTGGTGGGCTGCAGCACCGGAAAAGCGATATTGGACAGGTTTCCCTCCGTTTCCTGAGGGTACATGGGCGGTAGGACGAAGGTAAAGTTCAATCCGGTGGTTAAACTGTCGGTGCCGGAAGTGGCCGCCACGTGTATTCGAGGCAGTTGTACGTTGATGTAACCGTTCACCATGGCCGCGGACGTCACCATAAATACGTAATACCCTACGTTCCAAGTGGATTTTTTCTCGGTCGGCTGGGTGCCGACCGGATCTTGGTCGCTCTGCACGATGCCCGAGTAGCCGGTGATGCCTCCGTTGGACTCGAGGGTGTAGGTGGCGAAGGGGCTGAGGTAGGTGGGCCCGGTGCCGCCGCCTTTGAGCCGCAGCATCCGGTTGACGATTTCGAAGGACTGGGGGTCGACGGTCAGGGTCAGCCCGTCGTTGCCGACGGCCAGGGGCCCGTTCGTGTCGAGTCGGAGGGACAGAGCTCCGGTGGTGCCGTCCAACGTCAGACCCTTGGCGTCGAACAGGAGGGTGACCCCGCCGCCGGTGCCGGCGGTGACGGGGGCGGCGGTCTTGACCATCAGGGACCGGTTGACGCTCTTCAGGGCCAGGGTGTCGCCGTCGAAGAAGAGCGCCACGGCCCCGTCGGACACCACCACGGGCGTTTTGACGTTCAGGCCCAGGACCCCGTCGACCAGCGTCAGGGGTCCGTCGGGGTCCACGGTGACGGAGGACCCTCCCCCGCCGCCCCCGCCGCCCCCGGAGGCCGCGTACTGAAAGGGGTAGACCAGGTCCAGCTGGTCGTCATTCGGGTAGGCGCGGGCGGCGGGGGCGGTCGTCGGCCCCCCTCTGAGCGTTTTCGCCGTCGGCGGCGACTCGACCCGTTCCCCCTCCTCGTCCTCCCGCTCGCCCCGGCGTTTCAGCCCGGAGAGCATCCTATCGCGTCTCTATGGAGGAGCCTAGAAAATATTGGTTGAAGGTCAACGAGCAGGCCGTCGTGCGGTTCGCCGAGGCCCTGAACCCGGGGTTCGTCTTCGAGCTGCGGCGCCGTTTCCGCTGCCGCGTGCAGAGCGACGGGGGCGCGCGCGTGTTAATCACCAGACGGGAGCCGTTTAGCGAGCGAGAGCTGGACGAGCTTTATTGCGAGCTAGAGTATCGACAGCAGAAGGTGGGTGAGCGCGAGCGAGCGTGCGTGCGTGCGTGCGTGCGCGGCGGGAAAAAGCGGCGGCAGCGGCTGCGACTACCAGTCCCAGAACTCGTCTTCGAAGGCGTTGCGCCCCTTGTAGAGGGCGCTGAACTGCGCGGGGAAGACGCCGGGGTCGGGGCTGTCGAAGGGGTGCGGGACGACGGCCGGCACGAAGGTGGTCATGAAGGCCCGGCGGCTAAAGACGCCGGGCTCGCGAACCGCGCGGCTGGGGCCCTGCGTGCGCAGCTGGTACTTGACGACGTCGGGGGTGGTCTCGGCCTCCTCGTCGGGCGCGCCGTTCCCCGCCAGTTCGGCGCCGCACCATCTGGGAGGTCGGGGCGCGGCGGGGACGCGGCGATACGGGTGGTATCGGCCGCCCGAGAGCTGAACCCGACCTTCGGTCAGCCCGCCCGCCAGCTGGGCGCGTCCTTCCGTGCGGCCGGCGCCGAACAGGCCGCCCGCCAGCTGGACGCGCTGCACCCCGCTCGGGTCGAGCGGGTAAAGGGCGCTGCGGGGCGGACCCGAGTCGATCGCGTTGGCGGCGATGACGTTGCTCTCGTGGGCGTTGGCGTAGGGCTGCTGGTCGGACTCCGCTTCGAAACGCGCGGTCAGGCGTCGCGTGACGGCCGGGTCCAGAGTGCTCCGCCTTATCTGCTCGACCGTTAGGGCTTGGCGGGTGCCTCCGGGCAACACCCAGTCGATGGTGGCTCCGTAATTCTGTTGCGCGCCGGCGGGAATGCCCGAGAGCGGGTTGTACTTCCACACGTACTCGGTGGGCGTGGCTTTCAAGAGGTTCATGGTGACGGCGGTTGGCTGCGGCTGCGGCGGCTGCTGCTGATATAAAGGAAGCGTCGGGCGGTTAGGCTTCGAGGTTCAGCCAGAGGGAGAGCAGTTTCCCGGCGTCCTCCTTCATTTTGGTGAGGCGCCTCTCGTCGTTCACGTAGTGCACTTGGCGCGTGATGCTCTGACGGGTGCGGTTGCGGATGGCGAAGCTGCTCTCGGGGTGGTGGCGGGCCACGGCCTCGATCTGCCCCAGGAGGTAGACGATGTCTCCCCGCAGGGCGGCGATCTCCGGCGGCGGAGGGACGGGGGCGCGGGCTCTTCCCCGGCCGGGGCGGCGGACGGAGCGGGGCGTCGGGGCGGGCGCCGCGGGGCCGGCTTCAGCGACGGGCGACGGCGCGGCGGTCGGGGACAGGGCGACGGTGGACACTAGGGAGGGAGGAGGGAGGCGGGCGGTAAGAGAGGAGGCCGGCGCAGAGCTTCCGCGCGTAGTAGCCCAGCACGGTGGCGGGCACGTACAGGCGGAGCGTCCGCTTGAGGATCTGCCCGGCCTGGCGGCGGTCGAAGACCGCGTCGCGGAGGGCCTTGCAGATGGCCACGCGGTGACGCGCCCAGCTGCGATAGTTACCTCTGCGCTTTTTGGTCGCCCGCTCACGAGGAGGCTCGGCGGGCGAGGAGGGGGGCCTCCGGGGCGCCGGCGGCTCGCGTCTCTTGATGGGCGGCCGGGCGAGCGGGCTCTGCGAGGGGTGTCGGTGCTGCAGCAGCGGATCCGTCGGCTCCTCCTCGCCCCCCTGCTCCTGCTCGTCCTCCTCCTCCTCCTCCTCGGTGTAGTCCTCCTCCGAATCCTCCTCCTGGGAGTACGTATCCTGACTTCCTAGAGTTTCGCCGTCGGAGACGTCGTCCGTCGGCGCGAGCGGGTCCGCCGGCGCCGCCAGCGCCGCGGGGTCGGAGGGGCGCCCGGTCTCCTCGGGGCCCGGCGGGGGCTCCTCGGCCCGCGCCTTCTCGTCCACCATGCGCTGCGCCATGCGCGTCAGGAAGGATCCCGTACCGACTCTGCTCAGGTCGTAGAGCTCCAGCAGCCTCCGCCGCCGTAAGAGCTCGTCCTCCGGCACGGGGGGCAGGGGTCGGTAGAGGCGCTCCTCGGGCGGCCGCTGCGGCGGCGGCTGCGGTCGGGGCTCCGGAGCGGTCGGCGAGCTGCCGGGACCGAGGGGCATGGGCCGCCGGGTCGTCCGCCGCGCTAGTGTTGAGAGTCTCGCCGGTCTGCGGGTCTTTGTAGACCCCCTTGCCGCGGGTGGCTAGAAACTCCTCCCTCGACTCGCGGATCCGGCGAATCAGGTCGAGGATCTCGGGGCTGTCGGTGACGCAGGCGGTCAGGGGGGTCTTGGTGAAGGTGGAGCGGTTCTCGGCGTAATGGTGGACGACGAAGGGGTGAAAATCGGCGGGCACGAAGCGGTCCAGGTAGGCGTTGGCCCAGAGCTCGGGGGTCAGCTTGAAGGCGCGGCCGTCGGCGCCGCGGATCTCGAAGGTGCCGATGGCCAGCGTTTCGTTGTGGAGGGCGGCGTTGTCGCAGGGCATGCGGTGCGGGCTGCAGAGGTTGCAGGGGCAGTAGACGCGCGAGGCGGGCGTCTCGGGCTCGCCCTCGGGCGGCTCCCACAGGTAGCCGCCGTGCGCCGTCAGGAAGAAGGCCAGCTGCAGCAGGTAGACGTGGTCCCAGAGGAGCGGCGGGCTCTGGCGGTAGGTGAGCGGCACGAAGTCGCTGGGCAGGAAGGGGGCCGCCAGCGCGGGGACGTTGGCGCGCTCCATCAGGAAGTGGCGGTAGTTGGAGATCTGGCTCTGGGTGACGAAGTTGGGGGTGGCGTGGCGCATCTCGGCCGCCAGGCGGTCGCCGTCCATCAGCAGGTCGACGACGGCCTTGGAGATGTCGGTGACGCTGGAGAGCGAGTAGATGCGGCGGCGCTCGCGGCGGAAGGCCGCCGCGTACATCTCGACGGTGGTCTCGTCGACCGCCTGCTGCCACATGCCCATCAGGGTCTGCCAGGTGAGCACCAGGAAGAGGTAGACGGTGTCGAGGACGTAGTCCTCCTTGTCGGCGCCCTCCAGCAGCCGGGCGGCGGTGCAGTTGTTCAGGGGGTTGACGTAAGTGACGCCGTGGTAGGTGCTGTAGTTGCTGAGGTTGACCTTGGTGGCGTCGCGGACGACGGCCACGAAGCCGTGGTGCAGCGTGTGGTGCAGCACCTCCTGCATCTTCTTGACGGAGGAGGGCTCGCGGAAGACGCGCTGCATCAGCTCGAGCTGGGCGGTGTAGCGGACGGCCAGGGCGACGGCGGCGCGGCGGCGCCGCGCGGCCTCGGCCGCCTCCTCGCCGCTCATGCGGCCGAGCGGGTCCAGGATGGCGCGGAGCTCCTCGTCGGAGACGCAGGGCGCGGGCGGCTCGCGCTCCGCGCCGGAGGCCGGGTCGACCTGCTCGGTGAAGGGCTGCAGCAGCGTCTCCATCAGCATGCGGCCGACGCGGGGCGGGAAGTGCATGGACGGGTAGCTGAAGAAGCGGACGTGCTCGCCGCGGGCCTTGGCCCACTGCAGGCGCGAGACGTCGTCGCGCAGCGGCGTCAGCTTGACCTCTTCCCGCAGCTCGCCTACCGGCGCGACCTCGTCGCCGAGCCCGTCGTCGAAGGCGACCCCGACGCGCCACTTGGGTAAGTGTTTGAAGAAGGTGGTCTCGCGCAGCCCGCGCAGGAGCGCGCTGCCGCTGCGGTTGGCCTTGCAGCTGGCGGGGATGGGCGCGGTGACGGCGAAGACGTGGTAGCTGGCGATGGCCTTGGGCGTCTGGAAGGGCGGGTAGAAGTTGAAGCGCACTTCGGCGTGCTCGGCCGGGGTCTCGGCGGGCGGGTTGAAGACGAAGCGCTCCAGCCGCCTCTGCAGGGTGTCGACGTTGAAGGGCTCCCCGCCGCCGCCCTCGGCCCGCAGGCCGGCGTCCTTCAGGGCGCCGACCATCAGCATCGCCTGGCGGCGGAGGTGGTTCTGAAAAGCGAAGCCCACGTCCGGACCGCGGAGAGGCGAGGTCGGCATCTCCTCCAGAGGATCGCTATCGCCGTCGCCGCTATCGTCAGCGCGGCCGTCGTCGCGGTCGCGAGCGGCGTTCCCCTCCTCGCGGCGGTCCTCGTCCGCGCCTCCGTCGCGTCCCCCGTCCGCCGAATGATAATCGCTATCGCCCTCAGCGTCTCCTCCGCGGTCGTCGTCCTCGTCCTCGGGGAGGGGGACCGAGGGCGCGGCGTCGACGAACTCGGCCTCCGACTCGGCGTCCGACTCGGCGTCGACGGCGACATCGCGGCCTCTCGGATCGTCTCGGGCGACGTCTCCTTCTCCTCCGGGGGCTGACGATCCGAGGTCCGCGGTGCGCCCGTCGGCGCCGTCCTCGGCTATATGTAAGGCCGTCGACGTCGGAGGTGACGCGGCTTCGGGGCTCCGGGTGCTTTCCGAGGCTGTTAGCTGTGGCTCGGGTCCGGCGCTCGGCTCCGAGCCGCTATTGTTCTCCGTCTCCCCCGCTTCCTCTTTCGTCGGCTCGGACGCGGGGGCTTCTCGCGGCCCGAGGGCGGCGGAGGGGACTTCGGCCCCGACGGTTTCGGGTTCCTCTTTCTCCATGCTCTCTATCGCGTGATAGGCCGCGGCCACGGCCCGTTCTTCCCCTAAAAGGTCCAAAAGGAGGCGGCTGGCACCCCGAGCGTTTTCGCTTCCCGCCGAGAGGAGCTCGGTTTCGGGCAGCCTGACCCCGTAGGCCCGCGCGGCGCGCCGGCAGACGGTCCGCGCGAAGCGCGGCCAGCGACCCCCCTCCGCCCCCGCCCGCAGCAGCAGGTTCATCATCGCCTCCGCCCGGAGCTCCCTCCACGGGCAGCGGCGCTCGGTCATGATGACGCGCGGCTTTCTTTCTTTCTTTTCTTTCTAATTTTTCCCCGCCGTCGCCACGCGAGCCTCGACGAGCGAGACGGCGACGGAGATGTCCCGACCCCTACAGCGGCGGCCTTTCGGCGTGCGACGCGAGCCCCCTCTCTCCGACGAGGGGGCGGAAGGAGAGGAGGGCGGCGTCTCCCGACGAGGGGGCGGCGCCGCGACCGCCTCCGCCTCCTTCAAGACGGCGCGGCCCTGGCGCCCCCGAACCCCGACGAACGACGGAGAGGGCTCACCGGTGACGACGTCGAAGCCCGCGACGGGTTCAGACGGCCGACAGGAGCTACAGCAGCGGCAGCAGCGGCCGCAACGGGTGCTGCAGCGCCGCCAGGAGACGACGGAGCGGACCCGGGAGCTCTCGCCGAGCCCCTCTCCTCCTCCGCCGGAGCGGCGGCGGCGGTCGGCGACGACGCTCGAGAAGACGGCGCTCCGTCGGGCTTCGGCGTCGCCGGGCCCTAGCTCGGCCGACGAGGGCGAGGACCTCGAGGACGGCGGTACGTCTACGCGACGGCGTGTCCCGGCCGACTGCGGGAGCCCCCGGCGACCGTCGCCCCTTTTATCCCCGAGGCGTCGGGGCCGTCGGAGGCCGCCGAAACGGCGGGCTCGGGCCGAGGCGTGGCCCGCCGGCTCACGTGGCGTCCCGCCCCTCTCCCCCCATAGGTTACCCACCCGCTAAAAAGGGACCCCGAACGGATGAGCTCGATCCACTCTCGCAGAGCGACGACGGCGAGCGCGAAGAGGAGCCGGAGACACCCCCCGGGACCGCAGGCGCTCGCGCTGCTTCCGACGGACGAAGAGGACGAGTCGACGCGTCGTTCCGCCGCGAGGGTTTCCCGCCAGAGGCGAAAGCGACTCAGCAAGCGATGCAGAAGGTTCCCGCCACCGGTAGCGACAGAGCAGGGAGAGTCGGAGCCGCGTCTCGCGGCGGCGGCCGAGCTTCCTCGGCGCATGGCGAAGCCGGCGGAGGCTCGACGGGGCTGAAGAGGTCCGCCGCGAGCGCGAAGCTGGAAGAAAGCGGCACGACGGGGGTAGGCGTGGGAGGACGTGGTTCCACCAAGCGGCTAGCGACGTCTAAGACGACCCCTCCCGCCCAGAGACGCGGAGGCGCCGGCGCTTCCGCCGCGCGCCGCGCCGACCCTCCCCCCGCCCCCCGTTCCCGCGCCCACCGCCCCCCGACCCCGCGCGACGACCCCGATGCTTCGGACGAGGAGGAGGAGGAGGTGGAAGAGGTTCCTCTCGAGGCGGACGAAGACGACGGCGAGGCGGAGGAGGACGCCGCCTTCGCCGAGGCGGCCCGCGACGCGGAAGAGGCCCGCGAGGACGAGGAGGAGGAGGATGAGGAGGGGGCCGGCGGGCCGGCCCCGACCCTGAAGGATCCGGTGGAGTACGGGGCCCAGCGCGCCATGGGCTACCTGTCGGCGCTGTGCGACAGCTTGGATCTGCGCTGGGAGGGGTGCACCATCAACCCCGACGACGCCATCTGGAGCAAGCTGGCGGGCACCTACATGCGTCGCACGCGGCCCGACTTCCGACTTACCTTTTCGAGCTACGACTCCTTCCACTGCCAGCTGGGCCGGTTCCTGGCGGCCATCCTGTACGGCAAGGCCGGGCTGGAGCCGCGCTTCACGCCCGGCGGCGCCTACGTCTGGCGTCACGGCTGGCCCGACAGCGGCGCCGGCGGCGGCATGCCCAAGTGTCTGCACGGGCTGCCGATGGTGCTGAAGCCCCGCACGGTGGAGCTGAACCCCTCGAGCGAAGCGGGCCGGCGGGCCCTGGCCGAGCAGGGCGGCACGATCGAGCGCAACCGCTTCAACCGTCAGGTGGTGGTGCTCCGCTACCCGCAGCACGCGGTCTGTCCGAAGGACAAGGACCACAACGGCTTCCCGTACCCGCACGCGGCCGGCAGCTGCGCGATGGTCTTCACCGACGCGGAGAAGGCGGTCAGCGCGATGGCGCACGACCTGGCCTGGACCCGGGCGCTGTACCCGCGGGCCAACGCCGCGCGGGCCCGCGACTTCGTCCTCATCTCCGGCCAGTGCAACTGCAACTACGCCACCGAGCAGCCCGTCAGCGGCCGTCAGCTGCCGCGCATGATCGCCTACCGGCTGAGCGGCGTGGAAGACATCACGGCGGAGATGGCGGCGCAGCGCGCCGACATGCGGGCCCACAGGGAGCACCCGCACACCATGGTCTTCAGCTGCTGCAACCCGCAGTCGAGCGGGGCGGCCGGCGCCGGCGGGAGCGGCGGTCGCGGCCTCGGGAAGGCCGCGGGCGGCGGCAAGAACGAGAAGTCGTGCGCCTGGCGCCTGTCCTACATGGACCTGCGCCTGGCCTACGTGTTCGCGGGCGACTTCGTGAACAAGGTGATCGGGGGCGGGTCGGCGCCGACCCGCATCCCCGAGTTCCGCTGGAACGACGGGTTCGCCTTCAAGACGGAGGTGATCACCCCGATCACCCCGCTCGAGACCGACGATCCCTTCGCGTGAAGAAGCGAGACGCGCGTTCGGTCGTTGCGATCTTTATTCGGGTTTTCGTGGCTATGTACAAGCGAGACGCGAAACGATAAAAAATAATAATAAAATACCGGTTCGGCTCCGACCCCGCACAGACCGAGCGTACGCGTGGTTTTTTGTGGGACTCGTGTCGTTCAGGGGCCGTGGTTTTCGGGGAGGGCCTCGAGGGCGGTGGCCTCCTTCAGCTGGCGTTCGTGGGCGCGGAAGTAACCGTTGTGCTTCATGAACCAGAAGTAGAGGCGCTCCTGGTTGCGGTGCAGGATCTCCCGGTAGGCGGGCTGGCGCATCAGGTCGTGGCGGACGCCGACCACGGTGTCGATGATCGGGTTGCCGTTCATCGGCCGCTGGCGGTAGCGGTCGAAGGAGGCGACGAAGAGGGCGCTGAAGAGCCCGCAGGCGGCCGAGCAGGGGCACTGGACGGTCTCGGTGGAGCGGACCAGCTCGAAGCAGCGGTCCGGCTGGCTGAGGCCGGTGCGGCGCATCAGCGAGCGGTACTTGACCCGGTAGAGCTCCCAGAGCTTCTCGTCGCTCCAGCCGAACGGGTCGAACATGTAGCAGCGCCGGCGGATGGGATCGAAGGCGAAGGCGATCCAGTGCATGCCGCCCGAGGCGCGCGAGCCCGTGTTGACGATGGCCGAGGCCGGCTGTCCCGGGTTCAGGAAACCGGGGAAGCTCTTGTCGAAGACGCCCAGGAAGCGGTGCCGCAGGTGCATGGCGGCCACCAGGTCTCGCAGCTGCGATTCGGTGGTGCCCGACGGGGTCGACATGGCGACGTCCTCTCCTTAGACGGCGTTGCCTGTGGCGAAAGTGCGTGCGGAAGTAGCCATGGCCAGCACGTTCCTCTCGGGCTGGTTGACGCGGACGGTGTCGAACACCCCGTAGAGCATGTAGACGTAGGTGTTCTCGTCCATCGGGTCCAGCTCGAAGTAGATGACCATGCTGTGGGAGTTGTTGGTGTACATGGGGTTCTGACCGAGGTCCGTCAGCTCGCCCATGTACATGAAGTCCGAGCTGAAGGGCACCGTCCACAGGTAGTTATCGCACAGGAACTTTTTGTAGTTGACCAGCTGGGTCATGGGCAGCGCCTGCTGCCCGATCAGCGGGTACGGCCAGTTGGCCGGCCAGGGCTGCCCCTGCTGCGCGGACCAGGCGGACCAGCTGCGCGGCGCCGCGAACCCGGTGTTGTTCCGCACCCACTCCTGCTCGGCGGCCAGGCCCGCGGTGTCGGTGGAGTCCACCGTCTGGCTGACCAGGTCGAAGAGGGTCGCGTCCTGGAAGTTGGGGCCCTGCCTCATCATGGGGTCGAAGTTGCGCAGGAAGTCGTAGTGGAAGTAGTGGCGGTCGGGCCAGAACCGGTAGCCGTTGTAGACGTAGTTGTAGTTGGTGGCCATCTGCACCAGCCACCAGTCCTTGGTGATGTCGCACTGCGACATGGTGAAGCCCTCGGCGTCGTTGGCCACGGACCGCTTGATCTCGAACATGTTGGGGGTGAGCAGCCGGTCGTTGCCGGGCCAGTTGATGGAGGTGTCGAAGAGGACGCTCATGGAGCGGAAGGTGTGCGTGAGGTAGAAGGTGCCGTCCTCGTAGGGGATGGAGCCCGAGTAGCGGAAGCCGACGTCGTACTGGGCGCCGATGGCGGGCGTCTCGCTGGCCTTCAGCCGCGTGAAGGACCAGCCGCGCATGCCCTCCCAGGTGCGGGCGGGGATGTTGATGGTCAGGCCGGTGGAGCCGGCGGGCACGCTGTACAGGGCGTTCTTGGAGCCGAGGTAGTCGGCGAAGGTCTGGTCGTTGGTGGCGTTGCGCATCATCAGCTCGAGCTGGTTGCTGGTGTTGTGGTCCATGGGCATGAAGTTGGCCATCAGGTTGATCTCGGAGTAGACGATGGAGGCGCCGTCGGCGCGCAGGTCGTTGCCGAGCGTGGACTGCAGGATCATGTTGGGGTCCTTGCGGAAGACCCACTCGTAGGTGTAGGTGCCGGGCAGGAGCAGCAGGTTCTTGATGGCGAAGAACTTTTGGGGCACCTGGATGTGGAACTTGGTGTAGCGGCTGTTGCCCAGCAGCTGCGAGCGGTACTTGAGCCCCCAGTTGCGGTGGTGGTTGAAGGGGTTGACGGTGTCCATCTGGTCGACGGACCAGCGGGCGCCCACGTTGGTGAACATGTCCACCACGTTGGTCAGGGGGATGCGGCGGTTCATGTAGTAGTAGGTGCGAGGGTCGACGTTGCCCGTGATCGGGTCGAAGCCCGCCATGTTGTACTTGTACTTGTCGGGCAGGTAGTCGGCGATGTTGGCCATGATGAAGTTGCGGCGCTGCGCCGCCGCCAGGTCTATCTCGTACGAGGGCACCGTCCCGAAGTTCAGGTTGGTGGTGGGGTTGTTCACCTCGGTGCCCTTGTCGTTGGTGCCGTTCTGGTAGATTTTCACCTGGGACAGGTCGGCCCGGCCCTCGCCGACGCCGTGCCCGTCGGGCAGGAAGGCGTAGGTCGGCAGGCCCTCCTCGTACCCGTCGTTGTTGAACACGCGCACGTCGATGTCGTACTGGTCCACCGCCTGGTTCCAGAGGGCGAAGTAGTGGTGCCGGGACATCATGTCGGCCAGCATGTACTGGTAGCTCAGCTCCGTGTTCCGGTCCTGCAGCTCCACGATGACGTTCATGCCGGAGCGCTCCGAGTTCAGGGTCCCGCAGCAGACCCCGGAGTCGTGGTACATCAGGTTGATGAAGTTGTCCCGGAAGCCGATGTAGTTCGTGCGGTTGGCCTTCATCGTGCCCTGGTTCACGTCGGCGTAGGGCTGCGGCGCGGCGTTCACCACCGTGTCGGGGTACTGCAGGCTGGCCGTGAAGTCCTCGACGGCCAGGGCGCCCACGTAATTGGTGCCCGCGTTGTCGGTCATCCAGTACGGGGTCTGGACGAGGGACTGGGACCCGTCGTCCTTCAACGGCGGCACGTAGGCCCCGTAAGCCATCTTGTTGCTCCCGCTGCTCACCTTGGCGAAGCGCCCCAGCACCCCCACGTTGTCCGCCTCCACCGCGGACAGGTTGCTCACGCCGGGGCCCAGGCCGGGGTCGGGGAAGACGCCGGACACTTTCTGCACCTGGGCCAGGGTCTGGTCCTTCTGGTTTCTGGTCGTGTTCACGTAGGCGTTCGACAGCTGCCCGGTGACGGTCACCTGCGCGCCGGTGCTCTCCACCCAGGTGTTGAAGACGGCCTCGCGGGGGGCCAGCGGGTTGTAGGCCGTGCCCCCGTACGGCTTGAAGGAGGGCCCTCGGTCCAGGATCCCCTTGATGTCGAAGTAGGTCGCGCCCATGTCCAGCACCCAGCTGTCGCCCACGTTCAGGCTGTAGCGCACGCGGTAGCTGTTGGGGGTGTCATCGGTCTGCGTGGGGTAGAACCGGATCTGCAGACGCTGGGCCTTCTCGGTGGTCACGTTGCGCGTGGGGGCCACCACCGTCTGTCTGAACTTGTTTTTCAGCTCGAAGTAGCTGCCGGTGGCCGAAATGAACTGCTGCAGGTCTTCGGACAGGTACTCGCGGGTCCCCGGCCCGGCGATGTGAAAGTACTGCAGCCGGGGGGTGGCCGTGGTCAGATCGGGCGTCAGCGCGGCCATGGTGCTCCTCGCTCGCCGACGGCCTAAACGGAACGGACGGAACGTCACAGTGGGTCACACATCGCTCGCTCGTCTAATAGCACATGCGTTTGCGGCTGCTGGCGACCCCCTTGCCCGCCAGCGTGTCCAGGCGGGCCCTCCACGACCCGGGACGGGCCCGCTTGCGGTTCCGTCGGCGGGTCGACGCCGCCGGCGCGGCCGGGACGGCTGGCGGCGCGGAAGGAGGAGGAGGCAGGTCCAGCGTCGTCGGCTCGCCGCCGGGGAGCGTCGGAGCCGGGCGGACCTCCGTCACCATCTCGGGGATCGGACGGGTGGTCGGCCGGAGGGGCGCCGAGGCCGCCGGCTCCGAGGCCGAGGCCACCTGCGCCTGCAGGGCCTGGATCAGGGCCTGCAGTTCCGCCTGGCTGGTGGGGCCGTCTTCGCCCAGGGCCTTGCGTCGGAGCTTCTCCAGGTCCTGCTGCAGCTTCAGCCGGCCGATGTCGGTCAACGCGCTCAGCGTCTCGCCGGCCAGGCTGGCCACGTTCTGCACCAGCCCGCTGTCCTTCAGCCCCTGCTTGATCTGACCGAAGGCCTGCGAGTTGACGAACCGGCTGCCCGCGTTGTGGAGCCAGCGACCGGTCGAGCTCAGCGCGCTCGAGATGCGCGAGCCCAGGTTGCCCCAGTTGATGGCGCCCCCGCGCAAGCTGGAGTCCCCCAGCTGATCGTCTCTCAGCTGCCAGTGGCCGACGTGAGGGGAGAGCGCGGCGTAGTTCATGGCGTTCGGCGACGACGACGAAGACGGCGACTCGAACGGACGGACGGACGGACGGACGACGGCGGGTCTAGAAAACGGTTTATTGGTTCTTTTTAGACGCGCGACGAAGACGAAGACGAAGACGACGGGTCGGCTCGTTCGCTCGCCGGCTCACTTGCTGTTGCCGTACATCTTATTGAACTGCCTCTTTTGCTCCTGCAGGCTGGCGATCCCCACCGCCGTCCCGGCGATCCCGGGGATGGCGCCGATGGCCGCCGCGATGATCGGGATCAGCGCCGGCAGGAAGCCGCCCTTCAGCGAGCGGCGGCCCCGCCGGCCCTTCGAAGAAGAAGCGCACCCGGCGAGGCGTCGGCGCAGCCCGCGGGCGCCCCCCGTCAGCGGGACGGCCTGCGCCGTCGTGCCGGTGCTCGTGTCCCGGGCCGTGGCCGAGGAGCCGCTGCTGGCGGCCGCCTTGGCCGCCTCCTGCACCGCCGGCGACGTGTACTCGGCCGGCCGCCAGGAGGCGTACTGCCCGCGCGCCAGCCGGGTGGCCAGGTTCTGCAGGGCCGCCCGCTCCGCCGGCGTGGCGGTGGACGTCGACGGGACCAGCACCGGCGAGCGCTTCGAAGCGCGGCCGCGACGACCGGCCTTCGGCACCCGCACCTTCCGGCGACGGGAGCGGGCCTTCCCGGCGCTCCGGCGGACGCGGCCCCCCGTCAGCACGACCGCGGGCATGGCGGCTGGGAACGGCGGCGACGACGACGACGGGAACGGAGCCTGCGACGACGAAAACGACGACGTCCGGCCTGCGGTTACAGACGACAGCGCGAGGCGCGCGGTTAGAGGGGCGGGGAGGCGGGGTGGGGACGGCGAACGTCTTCGGGTTCGACGGCGGCGACGACGACGACGGCGAAAGGCGGCGACGCGTCCACGACGAAGGTCCTCTTCCGAACGGGCGGCGGCTGCGGTGGCGGATGCGGGCGCCTAGCGTCTCCTGCGCCGCGAGGTGCGGGACGTGCGCACCACCACCAGCCGGCTGCTGACGCGGCTGGAGGCGCGTCCGCGGCGCCTCCGCCGGGCGCCGAGCCCCAGCAGGGATCGGAGCGTCAGGGGGCGCACGGTGGTGGTGCGCCTCCTCCGGAGGCCGACGCCTCGCATGCTCGATCGGCAACGGCGACGCATGGCTGCTCCCCAACCGCGGTTGTCGCTGGGCGAAATCAGAATGGACATGGCGTTGGTCACTGCAAGGTGGCGCTGCTCAGCACCTGCGGCTGAACGGTCGCGATCGACTTGTACACGTAGGGGATGGGGCGACGCTGGTCGTCGGTGATCAGCACGCGCTGCAGGCCGGCCAGGGAGTTCTTCAGCGGAAGGGTGCCCTGCTGGACGACGGCGGGTTGATTATCACACACCGAAGAGACATTCAACGGGGGCGCCTGCCTCAGGATCTCGTTCTCGGGAAAGCGGTTGAAGGCCGCCGTGGCCGACTGCGAGGCGTTCTCCAGGCGCTGCACGTAGGCCGACGCGCCCTGGTAGTACACCTTGTTGAACGTGGGGAACAGGTTCATGCCCACCACCGGGGCCATCAGCGTCGTGTTGTCCTCCAGGAAGCCGGTCGGCGCCTGGAACGTGTCGGGCATCGACGTGTACATAGCCCCGATCCCGCCCGCCAGATCCGGCACCGTCAGCAAGGTCGACTTGCGGGCGGATGAGTCACTTTTATGGTACGCGATAAGCCACGACCGGTAGGCCGTGCGGGGGCGCGTCGGGCCGGCCGCGCCCTGGTCGTAAATGACGTTGTAGGACACGCCCTGCGGGTCCTTTAAAAGCGGCCGGGCGTCCTGGAGGTTGATCACCTCGCCGTCCGCGTCGTTCACGTCCACGGACGTCAGGTCCAGCAGCGCCGGCACGTCGCCTCCCTCCAGGTCCTCGTAGGTAAGGCAGAACCCCTTCGCGTACGGCTCCCGCTTGCCGATGCCCAGCATCAGGCTCAGCCGGCTGTACGTGAAGTCCACCGCGCAGCCCGGCAGCAGCACCACGTCCGGGTGGTAACCCTTGAAGACGTACGTGCCGGGCGTCACCAGGCCCGTCACCGGGTCGGTGAGCAGGTCCAGGTAGCGGGTGTCGAACTTCACCCCGATGTCGCTCTTCAGCACGTTGTTCTGGCGGCCCTCGCTCAGGTACGCCTGCACGACCGCCTCGTTCAGCAGGTCGATCAGCTCGCTCAGCCCGTAGTTGCCCTCCGGCAACCGCAGGTCGTACCACTTGTACTGCGCGTTCGCCGGCGCGTAGACGCCCGACGACGCGTCGTTCGGGCCCGCCGGGTCCCGGCTCGACATCAGGCGCACGCGCACCGTGTCGCTCTGGAAGAACGAGCTCACGTTCGGGCAGTTGGTCTTAACGGCCGTTTTCAGCTCCCCGCCCCAGCAGGACCGGTTGTCCAGCTGGATCGTCTCGGTGGCGGCCGTCGCCGGGTCGAGGTTCTGGTTGTGAATCACGCTCGTCCTATAGTTGCTGTGGTTCGCCTCCGTGTTGTACGTGTCTATGTCGCTCAGCTTGTTGTCTACGTAAAAGAACTTGGTCGTGTTCTGGCACGGCGCGTAGTCCCGGTATCTAATGCTGTTCCGCCCTCCCGTAGGGGCCATCACGCGCTGCAGCGGCTGGAACAGCTCCGGCTCGGCGTTCGGCTGCATCAGCGACTGCAGGTTCGGCGGGAATCCGTTGACCGTCGCCGGGTACCGCTGACGCTGCGGAGGCAGCGGACCGCTCGTCGTCGGCGGGGGCGGAGGTAGCGACGTCGGCGCTCGGAACATCCTCCCTTCGGCAAAATGGCTGCGGTAAGTAGCTGCTCGATCGCGTCTCGCTCGCGCGCCCTCCTCCTCCTACGCGTCCTACTCTCGCTCCTACTCCTCGCGCTCGCGTCGCTTCTCGTCCTCCTCAGTAGAAGCGCAGGCGCCGCCCGCGGCGCCCGACGGCCGGGTCCAGCACGCGCCGCAGCAGCCCGTGCCCGCGCATCCCGTCGCCGCCGGTGCCGGCCAGCCCCGTCGCCAGCCCGCGAGGCGGCCGACGGCTGCCTACCGAGGGCCGCAGGCTGGCGAAGAAGCCCGCGCCGCCGGAGCCGTTCATGTCCAGCTGCCCCAGCTGGCTGGCCACCGAGCTCGAGCGGCTCCGCATGTGCGCGTCGGGCGGGATCTGCGGCGACGGCGGGTCCGCCAGGCTCAGCGCGCCGTCCATCGCCGCCGGCAGCCGGTGGTCCGCCACCCAGCCGGCCTCCGACTGCACGCCCAGCTCGCGGTCGATCGACTGCATCAGCGAGTCGATGTCGCGCCGCAGCTGGCTCTCCTGGCTGGACGTCAGCCGGCGCCGGGGCGGCGGCGCGAAGGGACTGTCGTCGAAGTACTCGTCGCGCGACGGCAGCCCGTACTCCAGCTCCGACACCACGTCGCTGAACGAGTGCCGCTCGGGGATCACGTAGTTGCCCGTGTACAGGCCGGCCGGCGGGCGCCAGTACGGGTCCAGCACGATCGTCTTGTAGTAGTCGGGGTTCCGCGCCTGGGCCACCAGCAGGTAGTTCTGCAGCTTCTCGATGAACGACTTGTTCGTCTGGTAGACCCGCGGGTCCACGTACTGCGTCATCGTGCTGATCGACAGGTCGCCCGGCACGCCGTCCTTCAGCGCCTGCCGCAGCTGCCGCATCAGGTAGCGGAGCAGCACCTCCTGCTCGGCGCTCAGCTCCAGCGGCGCCGTGTCCGGCACCACCTGCCGGTTCTGCAGCAGGTAGTTCAGCGAGTCCTTGTACTCGCCGAACTTCAGGTTCAGGTTGGCGCCCGCCTCGCCCAGCTCCATCACCGCGTCGCCCTCGGCGTCCGTGTCCGCCCGGATCGCCTCCTTGTACAGCCGCAGGATGTTGTCCAGGTAGCTGCCCGGCTCCATCGCGCCGTGGTCGTAGAACGAGCTCACGAAGAACAGCAGCGCCCGCGTGTTCGGCGTCAGCAGCGCCCCGATCCGCGGGTTGTTCACCGCGTCCCACCGCGCGCCCCACACCCCGCGCAGGTTCTCGAACGCGTTCGTCAGGTTGATGTTCTGGCTGCCGCCGCCCAGGTTCAGCTGCAGGCTGAACGAGCCGCCCGAGCTGTACACCTCCGCGTTCGGCACGTTGTTGACGAACAGGCGCAGGAGCTTCTTGAAGCCCTCGAAGTTGCGCTGGCCCCGGTCCACCGTTTTGTACAGCGAGTCGAAAAACTGCGTCAGCAGCGAGGAGTTGGCGATCTCCTTCGTGCGCGACAGCTCGTCCTGCAGCGCGCGGTTCTGGCCCTGGATCACGTCGTTCACCAGCGCCTGGATGCTCTCCTGCACGCCCATCGAGTTCCACGTGTACGCGCGGTTCAGCAGGTCCGAGTGGATCGCGCCCATCTGGTCCCCGTAGATGGCGCCCTGCTCCGCCAGCCCCTTCACGATCTCCGCCACGCGCTCCGAGGTCCCGTCCACCTTCGGCGGGACCATCGCCGTCTGCAGCTTAAGCAGCCGGTTCGCGTACGGCGCGTGCCGCAGCGCCCGCGCGTCCCGCCCGTCGCGGCGCCCCGACAGCGCGTCCGCCACCTCCGCGCGGCCCCCGTACGGGGCCAGCGCCGCGAAAGACTCAGTAGTAGTCATCTTCCTCGCAGTCGCCCTCCTCGCAGTCGCCCTCCTCGGACCCCTCGGACTCCTCGGTGCCGGTGCCGGTGCCGCCGAAGGACTCGGCCTGCGGAGGCCGGTTCTCGAGCGCCTGGGTCAAACCGAACATGTAGTCCGCGTCACTCATCTGCGGGATGTCGCTCATGCGCTTCTGGCGGTACCGAGCCGGGCGGTTGTTGTACACGCCCACCTCCACCCCCAGCGACAAGATCGACTCCATCACGCGGTAGAAGAACTCCTGCGCCTTGGCCATCTGGGACATGGACGGGTAGCCGTTCTTGGCCGCCAGCTTGGCGTACTTCATGCTCAGCTCCACCACCGTCGTGCAGAGGGCCGCCACCTGCTGCTCCGTACCCAGGTACGGGTCGTTCGCTATCATGTACGCCATCTCGATCAGGTCGCGCAGCCACGCGTTCTTGTCCTCCGCGATCGCCCACAGCCGCTGCGCCAGCATCGAATTGCCCGCGTGCTGCGCCACCAACACCAGCTGCGGGTTCAGCGCCACCCGCCCGTCCGGGTGCTCCACGTACGTCTGCACGAAGTCGTACAGGTAGTACAGGCCGGCCGCCAGCTCCGGACGCAGCAGCGACGTCCGCAGCCGCGTCTGGTGGCACTGGTTGCGCATCTCCTCCCCGAAGGCCGTCTGCTCCGCCGCCCGCTTCAGCTCGGCCGCCCGCAGGTGGTTGGCCGCCGGCGTGAACGACGGATCCGGGCCCTCCGACGCGAAGTCCTCGGGCCGCAGCACCCGTCGACGGTCCACCTCCAGCGCCTGACCCGAGCGGTACATCAGGTCCCGCTCGTAGTCGCTCTCCGGCAGCGTCTCCTTCGGCGCCTTGAACAGGTTCGTCTCGGGCACCGCCGCCCGGCGCGCCGCCTCGCGCTCGCCCATCCGGACCCCGTCCAGCCCCGCGCCCGCCGCCAGCCCGCACTGCGGCGCCTCCGCGCCCTCCGGCCCTACCGCCGGCGCCTCCAGCGTCGGGTACGCGTGCTGCGCCGGAAACCGCGGCGGGGACGGCGCCCGCGTCCGGCTCCGCGCCTGCTGCTGCTGCTGCTGCTGCTGCGCTTGCTGCTGATACGACCGATGTCCGCTCGCGCCTCCGCTCGGGTGATGCTGCTGCTGCTGTTGCTGGGCTCCTCCGCCGCCGCCGCCGCCGCTCGCCGCGTTCCTCACGTTTTGCAACACGGGGTGCATGGTGGCGGTGGGTGAACGACGACGCCTCGACGCTCGCCTCTAAAAACGTCAGGGCGTCGACATTTCAGGCCTACAGGGTCTTCGCCGACCTCACGGGGCAGAGCCTCAACACCGTCCGGTTTTGCGAGCCCGTCATCGCCTCCGACTACGTCCTCGTGCGCAACGAGCCCGCGCTCGTGCACCCGCGGAGCGTCTTCCTCGTCAGCCGCCTCTACGACTACCGCGTGGCGCAGCTCAGGGACCTGGCCCCCGGCTCGCCCAACGTCGCCGCCGCGCCGTACAACGGCCTGCCGCCGCCGCACCTCCTCCTCGGTTACCAGTACGTGTACAGGACGCTCAACGACTACATGTTCGAAAACAGAGTCTTCATGCAGATCGGCTTCGACAGCCCGCCGATCCAGAGGCCGCGTCGCCTCTTCTGGACCTGCCTCACCGATTGCTCGTACAGCGTCAACGTCGGCGACTACGTGCGATTCCTCGACCTCCAAAACTTTCACGGCACCTTCCAGCAGATGCACAACGCGGTCCTCATGGACCGCGTCGCCGCCGACCTCCAGCGCGTCCACCTGCGCGGGCGGGGGGTCGACCTCGGCGCCGACGGGCGCCTCCTGCCCCCTCCTCCTCCTCATCACCGACAGCCGCTCGACGGCGAGCGGCACGGATACCTCACGGGCGCCGGCGCCGCCGGCCTGCGAGAAGACGTCCTCCTCCGGACGGGATCGGCCGACGGCGCCCTCCTCCTCGGCGCCATCCGAAACCTCAGGGTCGCGCTCTGCCACTTCCTCTTTTGCTACGCGCGCGACGCCTTCGTCACCGAAAGCGCGTACCGCTTCTTACCTGGCTCAGACGTCTACGACGACGAGGACTGGCTGTCCCTCTTCACGGACGCGTTCGCGAACCTGGACACGCAGGAGCTCGTTCGACGCGCGCAGCGCGAGGAACGGATGCCGTGGATCAACGACGACCCTGTGGAAACCATGGCAAAGTGTTTTTTGAGTACTCTCGCGGCGGACGCCCGCGACGCCTCCGCCGACCTGCCGGAGATCGCCGGGGGCGCCTATCGACTCAGGAACAGGACCGTCTCCGACCGGCCCGGGCTCCGGCCCCGCGACCGCTACGGCCGCGCCGTCACCGCCGAGCAGATGCGCCGGCAGCGGCGCCGCGTCGTCCGTCGATTCGTCGACCGGCTGCCCGTCCGTCGCCGCCGCCGGCGGGCGCGTTCCGCCGAAGCCGCCGTCGCCGAAGCCGAAGAAGAACGGCCCGGGCCCTCCCGGGCCCTGCTCCCGCCCGAAGTCCTGCTGGAAGAAATCGCCCCCGGCGCGGGGCGCGAAGAAGACGAAGAGGAGGAAGAGGAAGAAGAAGGCCTCCTCGGCGAGGTCCTCCGCGCCGCCGTCGAGGCCATCGGGGCCCTGCAGGACGAGCTCTCCGGCCCGGCGCGCCGGCACGAGCTCTTCCAGTTCGCCGCCGCCTTCTACCGGCTCCTCATCCGGGCCCGCGAGCTCGGCATGGTCACCGAGTCCTTCCTGCGCAAGTGGGTGCTCTACTTTTTCCTCTGCGAACACGTCGCCTCCACCCTCTACTACCTCTACAGCCACTTCGTCGCCAACCGCGAGTTCCGCCGCTACGTCGACGTCACCACCGTGCAAGTCCTCATCACCGGCTGGGACGTCAACGCCGAACAGGTCTTCCGCCGCATCTGGAGCGAGCAGTCCAACCCCGCGCACGTTTTCGAAACCCTCTGGGAACGGGTCCTCCGCGACTGTCTCATGATGGTCGAGCGCACCGGGCAGTTCGAGGGCATGGACGAGGCCGACCAACAGATCTTTCTCTCTGATATCCAATACAGAGACCGATCCGGTGACGTCGAAGAGGTGCTCCGACAGCTCAACCTCAGCGAGGAGCTCATCGACAGCGTCGACATCAGCTTCCGCCTCAAGTACCGCGGCATCGTCGCCATCACCACCAACCGACGCATCGTCGACAACCTGCACAGGATACTCAGAGACCGCCAGCATGACCGAGAGATCCAGCGTCTCGTCGCCCAGCGTCGACGAGGACGCTGACGCGGAAGAGACCGAACGGGAGGAAGAGCCCGGCCCGCCGGTCTCGGCCTCGCTCCTCGGCCCCGACGAGTCCGCGCGCGTCCGGACCCTGCCCGCCCGCTGCCCCGACCACAGCAAGCTCTTCTACCGCGGCAAGGGAAACATCCTCAAGACCAACGTCTTCTACATCGACGACCAGCCCTACCGTCTGCAGCCCAGCCCCTTCCAGCGGGGCCTCAAGACCTTCCTGCGCACCCACCGCTTCCTCCTCACCAAAAGGTCGCGGTCCTACGAGCGCATCCACTACGCCTACTACGAAAGGGACCCCGTCGCGCGCCTGCCCGACTTCAGGCCCGCCTACGTCGGCGTGCTGCGCTTCGAGGGGAAGCGCGCCGTCGTCGAGCGCCGCGCCGAGTGCCCCGAGCCCGCGCTCCCGCCCATGATCGTCGCCCGCTACCCCGACGGCCACTGGTACTGGATCACCAGCCGCACGCCCGTCCACCGCTGCCCGCGCTGCGGCCGCCTCTGGGCCAAGAAACACGACTGCAACGAACGCCGGTCCGCCTTCTACTACCACGCCGTCGGCAAGCACGGCTCCGAGCTCTGGCAGCACGTCCACTTCTCCTGTCCGGCCCAGTCGCCCCACGTCCGGCGCCTCTTCGTCACCTACGACATCGAGACCTACACCGTCTTCGAGCGGAAGGGCAAGCGCATGCAGCCCTTCATGCTCTGCTTCATGCTCAGCGGCGACCCCGACCTCGTCCGCCGCGCCCGCCGGAGGATCGCCCTCCAAGACGACGACGCCGTCCGCGCCCTCGACGAGGGCTTCTACCGGCTCGACGTCGAGCCCGGCTCCGTCGCCCGTCGCTTCCGAGCCTTCCGCACCCGCCTCCAGGTCCACTTCGCCCGCGACCTCGTCGACCGCTTCCTGCAACACAACCCCGAGTACCGCGACGCCCTCCTCGACACCGGACAGTACGACTCCGTCTACGACGTGCCCTACGAGCTGCTCGAGCAGCCCGCCAGGCCCCTCACCGTCCCCGAGGACTTCCACTGCGTCGACATCGTCGTCCTCGGCCACAACGTCTGCAAGTTCGACGAGGTCCTCCTGGCCACCGAGCTGGTCGAGCGACGGGACCTCTTCCCCAACGCCTGCCGCTGCGAGCGCTCCTTCATGCCGCGCGTCGGGCGCCTCCTGTTCAACGACATCCTCTTTTTCCTCCCCAACCCCAACTTCCTCAAAAACGACCCCACGCGCCTCGACCGCTGGGCCCTCGGCGACGTCCAGCCCAGGGACCTGCGCTCCCTCTTCGTCCGCTTCATGGTCAGGGACACCCTACAGCTCACCAGCGGCGCCAAGCTCGCCAAGGCCGCCTCCGCCTACGCCCTCCGGCACTCCAAGGGCGAATGCCCCTACCAGGCCGTCAACGAGTTCGTCTCCCTCGGCGCCTTCGAGGCCGACGCCGACGGCTTCCCCGTCGCCCGCTACTGGGAGGACCCCTCCGTCATCGACGAGCAGAAGCGCCTCTGGGCCGAGGCACACGGCGACGCCCCCTACGACCTAGTGCGCGCCTGCCTCGAGTACTGCATGCAGGACGTGCGCGTCACCCAGGCGCTCGCGCACACCCTCCTCGAAAACTACGCCAAGTACTTCCGACAGGAGCTCGGCATGCACGGCGACTTCAACATCTTCGTCCGGCCCACCATCCCCAGCAACACGCACGCCTTCTGGAAGCAGCTCGCCTTCAGCCGCTACGTCCGCGAGCGGCGCGACGCCCCGCCGCCGCCGCCGCCGCGGACCGCGGCCCCTCGGGCCGCCGACCCCTCGCGACCGCGCAAGCGCGGGCGCCCCGCCAAGCCCAAACAGATCCCGGCCGACTACCTGGCCGAGGTCTACGCCCCCCACCGGCCCATGTTCAAGTACATCCGTCAGGCCCTGCGCGGGGGCCGCTGCTACCCCACCATCCTGGGGCCCTACCGCCGCCCCGTCTACGTCTTCGACATCTGCGGCATGTACGCCTCGGCCCTCACCCACCCCATGCCCCACGGGATGCCCCTCGACCCCTTCTTCTGCGCGCGACACGTCGACGAGCTCAACCGCCTGCTCGCCGCCGAGCGCCCCGTCTCCTACTTCGACCCGCGGGTCAAACCCTCCATCGTCAAGATCGAGGCCTACCCGCCCCCGCCCGAGCAGCTCGACCCCCTGCCGCCCCTCTGCAGCCGGCGCGGGGGGCGCCTCGTCTGGACCAACGAGCCGCTCTACGACGAGGTCGTCACCGTCCTCGACGCCCTCACGCTCCACAACCGCGGGTGGACCGTCACCGTCCTCCAGGACGGGATGAACATCGTCTTCCCCGAGTGGAAGCCCATCTGCGCCGAGTACGTCAGCATCAACATCCGCGCCAAGGAAAAGGCCGACCGCGAGAAGAACGAGGTCATGCGCTCCATCTCCAAGATGCTCAGCAACGCCCTCTACGGCGCCTTCGCCACCAACATGGACACCTGCCGCGTCGTCTTCGAGCAGGACCTCGCCGGCTCCGACAAGGCCGACATCTACGAGGGCGTCACCGTCGTCAAGCACGTCACCCTCCTCAACGACCACTCCTTCAGCGGCCGGGACGTCTGTCTCGGCGGACCCGCCGACCCCGACGTCGACCCCTTCGCCGCCGAGCACCTCGCGCGGCGCTTCCGGCCCGCCCGCCGCCGGCGCCCGGAAACGCCGGAAGAACCCCCCGACCCGGACCTAGACCTCGACGGCCCGCCGGAAGACGGGGCCGACGACGTCGACCTCGGCGACGAGAGTACCCGTAAGGACGCCACCCTCGCGTCGTCACTTACCGACGAGGAGGACCTCCCCCTTTCGGACGTCGACGCTGAATTGGCGGACGCGGCCGCGCGCCCGCCGCCTTTTATAGCCGACGCCGGGGGCGACGGCCACGCCCACTCCGACCGCCGAGACGACGACGACCTCGCCGGCGCCGACGCCGTCCGCCACAAGCCCGTCCGCTTCCTCGACGCCACCCCCGAGGCCCTCACCGTCCTGCACCTCGAGTCGCTCGACCGGCACGTCGAGAACAAGCGCTACGCCACCCAGATCGCGTGCTTCGTTTTGGGATGGTCGCGGGCCTTTTTCAGCGAGTGGTGCGACATTCTGCACGGGCCCGACCGCGGCGTCCACCCGCACCTGCGCGAGCCCCAGACCCTCTACGGGGACACGGACAGCATCTTCACCACCGAGAGCGGCTACCACCGCATGAAGACGCGCGGCGCCCACCGCATAAAGTCCCCCGACACCCGCCTCACCTTTGACCCCGAGCGCCCCGCGCTCTACTGGGCCTGCGACTGCGACATCAAGTGCAAGCGCTGCGGCGCCGACACCTACGCCTCCGAGTCCGTCTTCCTCGCGCCCAAGCTCTACGGCCTCAAGGACGCCGTCTGCACCGACCCGCGCTGCGGCCACGTCGGCGACGGCAAGATCCGCTCCAAGGGGCACCGGCAGGCGGAGCTTGTCTTCGACACCCTATCCCGCTGCTGGCAGCGCCACGAAGACCAGCTGTACGGGGGCACCAGCCGCATTCAGGAGCTGCACACCCGACGGAACATCTTCAAGACCACGCTCCTCAACAAGGTCAGTCGATACCAGCCCTTCACCATCCACAACGAGCAGCTGGTCCGCGTCCTCCGCCCCTGGACCGACCCCACCCTCTACCGGCACGGGGACTACCTCTACCCCTACGACCAGCAGCACCCCAACCCGCGCACCGCCGACGAGGTCCGCCCGCTCCCGCCCATCGACGGCGACGACGAAGAGGCCCTCCTCGCCGACGTCCGCGAGCCCTACGCCTTCCTCTCCGTCGAGGAGTGCGACGACCTCCTCGAGCTCCTCCAGGGCGCCGACGACGACCGCGACCGCGACCCGGAAGCGCTCCCCTGACATGGCCAAGCGCCGCGCCTGGGAGTACGAGGAGGAGGAGTACGAGGACGCGCGCTGCTTCTACGACCGCGTCGTCGGCTGGTACCGCGGCGCCGTCGACCTCGCGCCCGAGCTCTTCCGCGAACAGCCCTTCCCGCCCTACGACCAGTTCTACGGACTCGGTGGCGTCAACGACCGCTTCAAGGACCTCCAGGCCGAGGTCGAGCGCCAGGAGGCCGTCGACCGCCAGCACCTCGTCGACGGACAGCTCCCCTCCGTCAACATGGGCAAGCAGCCGCTCATCGCCGTCGTCTACGGGCCCACCGGCTCCGGCAAGAGCCACCTCCTGCGCGCCCTCCTCTCCTGCAACATGCTCGACCCCATCCCCGAAACCGTCATCTTCGTCACGCCCGAGAAGAACATGATCCCGCCCGTCGAGCAGACCGCCTGGAACCTCCAGCTCGTCGAGTCCAACTACGAATGCAACCCCGACGGCACCTTCACGCCGCGCACCGCCGCCTTCCGCCCCGACTTCGTCGAGATGACCTACGACGAGGCCACCGCGCCCGAGCACCTCAACATCGACCACCCCGCCAACGTCTACGTCCAGGCCGCCCGCAAGGGGCCCGTCGCCGTCGTCATGGACGAGTGCATGGACCGCCTCTGCAGCGGCTCCAGCGTCTCCGTCCTCTTTCACGCCCTCCCCTCTAAGCTCTTCGCGCGCTCCTCTCGCTGTACCGCTTTCTACGTCTTCGTGGTCCTCCATAACATGGCGCCCAGGACGGCCATCGGCAACGTCCAGACCCTTAAGGTCAACGCCAAGGCCCACCTCATCTCCTGTCACATCCCCCAGTTTCAGTTCGCGCGCTTCCTCTTCTCTTTCGCCCACAACCTCTCCAAGGACCTCGCGGCCCTGCTCAAGGCCTACGTCGCCTACCTGCAGCAGAGCCAGCCCTTCAGCTGGGTCCTCTACACCCCCGACCCCGTCTCCGAGTCCTTCCGGTGGTGCGTCATCGACCGCCACTACAGCGTCATCCCCCTTAACGTCAACGTCCAGGAAAAGTTCCTCAAAGCCGCGCGTCTCATCGCGCGGTTCTGTCACCACAAGCGCCGCCACTTCGAGCGCGACGCCCTCGCCGCGCCTCTAACGCGTGTCGAAACCCTCTCTCCCCCAGCAGAGCAACAGCGCCCGTAGATCCCCCTCGGCCGCCGCCACCCTCACCGCCGCCGCCAGGAACATGGGAAACCTCGAGGCCCTCCCCGTCCAGCTCCAGTACCAGCGCATCTTTACCGCCCAGCGGTGGAAAGAGAAAGACCCCAAGTCCTATAGCAAACACGCCCACTCGGCCTCCTCGGTCCTCTACCAGGCCAAGGCCCTCTACTGCGAATACGGCCTGCGCCAATCCCTCATGCAGCTCAGGGCCTCCCCGCCCAGGCCCGTCCTCGCCGCCAATCGCAGGCTCCAGCGTATGCTCGATAGGGAGGGTTACAACCTCTGCACCGCCGTTTATATGCTCACCCGCTGGCTCAACGACTTTTCCTTCAACAGGCGGTACACCGATAGCGTCAACACCCTCTACCTCGTCGGCGACAGCACCAGCGGCGCCGACTCCTTCTGCAACGCGCTCCTCTCGCTCTTCCACTGCGTCCTCACCGCCGACGTCAACGCGCTCGACGTCGCCGCCTACTCGCGCACCCAGAACCTCGTCAAGCTCCTCCACTTCCCGCGCCTCTTCCACGACGTCCCCTTCAAGAACCCCCACGTCAACCTCATCCTCCAGGGACGCACCTTCAACGTCCTCGCCGACGACGACCTCGCCGAGGTCGGGCCCAAGAAGTGCGTCGTCCGCCTCGCCAACCTCCCGCGCCCCGAGCACCTCCCCACCTCGCCCACCCAGCACGTCGTCATCCGCTTCGAGAACGCGCCCGTCTACAGCCAGTTCGACCCGCAGGAGCTCATCGAGTACGTCGACTGCATCGCCCGCTCCGGCCTCACCGGAGAGGAGCTCGCCTGCACCAATGAGTTCGGCGTCCTCTGCGCCAGCGGCTGGGCCGTGCCCACGTGCCACAACTGCGCCAACGCCGTACTCGACCTCCCCGTCTACGGCGAGGACTAGGCGCCGAAAGCGACGCGCCTCCGAAGACAGCCAATCCGACGAAGACCTCTCGTCCCCCTCGCCGCCCAACACCCCCGACCTCGCGGCCCCCTCCGTAGAATCCGTCGCGGCCTGCCCCATGGAGGAGCTCCTCGAGCGGCTCTTCGCCGAAGGCGTCGCGCACGAGTCGCAATGGACCTTCCCCTCCCGGGACGCCGTCCCCGAGCACGAGCGGCGCAGGATCCTCGACGCCCTCCGCAAGCGCTTCGGACCGCGCGTCCCCCTCATCGACCAGCTGCCGCCCGACGACCGCCACCCCTTCGGGACCGTCTTCTACGACATCACCGCCAACTGGTTCTACCGCCTCCTCGACGCCGAGGGATACGACCCCGAGGTCTGCGCCTTCGCCCTGCGACGATGGCTCAGCCGGGACATCAACACTCTCGTCCTCTGCGGAGGCCGCCTCTCCAACGCCAAGAGGCTCTTCAACCTCCTCTGCCGATGCTTTCCGCTCGCCGTCTGCGACGCCGGCTTCAACGACGTCCGCAGCATCGGACTCGCGGCCCCCGTCGCCTCCCTCTACTGCCTGCCCTTCGTCGACAGGGCCCCCGACCCCCTCATGCTCCACTTTATGGAGGGGAACCCCTTCACCGCCCGCGTCGACGATCGGGTCGTACACGTCCCCGCCGTCCCCGTCCTCGTCCACCTCACCGAGATCTGCCTCGCCAACAGCTTCACCGCGCGCAACACCTGCGTCCTCTTCCTCACCGGAGACCACCGGCAGACGCCCGTCTGCCGGGAGCCGCGGCGGGAGCTCAGGGACTTTATCTACGGCTCCAACGGACACCCCTGCCGCATGACCCTCCTCTGCAAGCGCGACAACCGACACTGCGCCGACTGCCTGCGCGAGCGCGTCGCGAACGAGTAGCGCGAAACCGTCGCGAATAAAAAAAAAATCCGTCCACCACACGCGCTCTGTTGTCTCTTTATTTCCAGGAGCTCATCCAGCTGGCCCTGCGCGCGGACGACCGCGCCGTCGACCAGGCGGTCGACCTCGCCGCCCTCGACACCTCCCTCTGGAGCCCCTCCGTCTCCATCCGCTGGAGCAAGCGCAACGCGCGCTGGCCCTGCGAACCCTGGCACTGCTGGAGCGTGCGCCTCAACGCCCTCTTCGCCGACTTCCCCGCCCGCCTCCTCTTCGACCCCTTCTTCGTCCAGTTCATGCAGCAGCACAAACCCAGCCCCGTCGTCCGCACCGACGCCGTCTTCCTCCGCTCCTGTCGCTACGACCACCGCCCCGACCTTCCGAACCCGGAAGACGTGCCCGTCGCCAACTCATGGTGGCTCATGCCCCACCAATTCCGGCCCCGCCTAGGCTTTTACTGTCAGCACTTTCAGGTCGTCAGCTTCCACCATAAAAACGACCTCACCCGGTGGAAAGTCCTCTATTACTGCGCCTGCCGCGACCCTCGATCCCTCCAGTGCCTCGCCCTCGCCCACGTCTTCACCCAGTACTGGCGCGACTGCATCGTCCGCTACGTGCGCGCCTGGGACTTCCTGCCGCCCGACCTCCCGCGGGCCTCCGCCCGACGGGCCTGGTACACCGTCATGAGCCACTGCGGCTTCTGCGAGCTCTACCGCGTCGTCGAGCTCCTCGGTCTCTTCGTCACCCAGAAGGTCGGGCCCGTCATGGCCCCGCGCAAGTCCGGCGTGCGACACTGCCGCTGCCGTCTCGTGCGATGCGTCGAAACCGCCCTCGAGCTCCTCGAGCTGCCCCTCGCGCTCCTCGAAGAGGCCGTCATGCGGATCCACCTCGGACCCACGCCCTTCTGCCCCCATCTCATCCTCTTCCCGCTCTCCTCTCTCCGCAGGTAAACGCGCCCCCCTTCTCGCTCAAAATGCGATGCCTCCTCGACAAACCCGGCCTGCACCTCTACAAGTGCGAGACCAGCGCCCCCTTCGACCGGGTGCCCTCGCACCTCGCCTTCAACCACGTCTTCCTCCAGTTCCTGCACGGCGAGCGCATGTTCCCCCACCACGACCGCGACAAAATGCTCCACCTCACGCCCGAAGACCTCTTCCCCCTCAACCTGCCCGCCGCCGAAATGCGCTGCCTCCTGGCGCGCGAGTACGACGACGGGCGATGGGGCTGCATCTACGAGTGCACCTGCCACCGGCCCCGGAGCCTCCAGTGCTCCGCCATGGCCTCCGTCGTCATCCAGCACTGGCACGCCGAGATACGGCGCTACCTCGAGGAAGCCGAGACCCGGGACCCCCTGCCCCACCTGCCCATCCGCGGCTTCAAGGCCATGCACTACGGCAAGCACCCGCTCAGCGCCCTCCACGTCCTCCTCGAGCTGGTCACCGTCCGACCCAACTTCCACCTCCAGCTCCAGCCCGACGGCTACGTCCTCCACATCCACCCGCCCTACGTCAACCACCGGCTCGTCCAGACCATCCGGTGGCTCACCCACTACAAGGCCCTCCTCTCCTTCAACCTCAAAGTCGTCTGCTACCCCTACTACTCGGTCGATTGACTCTCGCGAGCGCGCGTCCTTTCGGAAAATCAATAAAGCTTTATTTCAGTTCGTGACAATCGCTCGCCTCGGCTCCGCTGCATTTCACCCACCACAAAAACACCCCCATGTCCTCGGTCGTCATCGGCCGCTCCAGCGGGTACAGCCGGGTCAGGTTCAGGCGGTACATGCAGTCCCGCAGCCCCTCGCGGTACTCGTCCAGGCTCTGGGTCCCCTTCTTCACCGAGGTCATGTCCGCCCCCGTAGAGTAGATCAGCACGGGCGTCCTGAAGTACTCCTCCTCCCGCCCGCCCTCGCGCAGCGTCACGTACGCGCCCGCGAAAATCTCCTTGCACAGGGGCACCGCGTCCTCCAGCACCCGACCCCCCTGCCACCAGTACAACATGCACGGGTTCATGATGCGAAAAGGGTTCTTGCGGCTGTGGCACTCGGCGATGCCCAGCACGGGCGACGAGTACACCAGGCAGTGACACAGATCCAGCGCCCCCGACACCGACTCCCCGCACACCCACAGCGTGTTCCGCGGGCTGCTGCGGTTCGCCCAGTGCAGGATCGCCGCGCCCGCCCTCAGCGGGTCGTACCCGTTGGCCGCCAACACGGCGAACACCGAGTTCTCCTGAATCTCCTCGGGCGTCAGGGCGCACGGGCGGATCAAGTAGTCCGCCAGCGTCCGCGTCCAGCACATGTGGTACAGCACGTCGCGCAAGATCAGCCGCACGTTGTAGCCCGGGCGACGGCCTCGAGCGTAAAACAAATACTCGGCCGGATCGTGCGCGAACCATTTCTCCCGGGTCACCACCCCCTGCACGACCAATTTCTGGACCAGCTCCCAGTAGTCCGTATCGCCCATCTGCGAACACACAAAACAGAGGAGTCGGAGGCGCGTTAGGGGGAAAACGCATCACGATTCTTTATTGTGCGAGTCCGACTCGGACCCGAACTCGCGCACGCAAGCCAAAATCATCAACACCAGCAACAGCACGGACATGGACAGCACGAAAGAGATCACGGCGAGGTCAGTCTTCGACAGACGGCTTCTCACGGTCCCCTCCATCCTCGTCGCTCGTCGTCGTCGTCCCGTCGAGCTGCGACAACCCCCGCTGCAGCGCTAAGCGAGCTTGCAAAATCAAAATCGCCTCGTCAACGCTCTTTTGATTCCCCCAGGACCGGCCGAGCAGCAGCTCCAAGCACTCCATGCAACCCAGAAACGCCAGCCACGTCAGCACCAGCATCGCGTCACGAGATCGAGCAAGAGACAGGACAGGTACAAAGCGAGCAAGAGGTCCCCTTCCCAGTATCTCCCTCGCAGAAGCAATTGCAGGAGCCGCCGCCGGTCTCCTCTTCCCCGGCCACCTCCACCGACAAGCGCACGGCGAAGTCGGGAGAGTCCCCGACACTGATCAAGTCCTAGCAGGATGAGGAGGAAGGAGAGCGTGAGCACGAAGAGGGACCGGCCTCGGGCTTTTTCACCCAGTCCAGCATCGTGCGTTGCTGACTCGTCCCGCCCGTCGACCCGAACCCGCGGTCCCCGCGCTCCGTCGCCGCGTGGCTCTCCACCTCCGCCGTCGGCGGAGCCGAGTACGCCTCCAAAACCAGCTGCGCGATCCTGTCCCCCTCCCGCACGTTGAAATTGTGGTCCGACAGGTTAAACAGCACCACCTTCACTTCCCCCCGGTAACCGGGATCCACCACGCCCGCCCCCACGTCTATCAAAAATTTCGCGGCCAGACCCGAGCGCGGGGCCACCCGACCGTAGTAGCCGGACGGAAAAGCGAACGAGAGGCCCGTCGAAATGACGGCTCCCGAACGCGGAGGCACGATCGCGTCCTCGCAGCTGCACAGATCGTAGCCGCAGCTGTCGTTCGTGGCGCGAACGGGCGCTCTGGCCGTCTTTCTCTCCCGTTTATAAAAGAGCCGAACGGGAGGTACCGATTCGGGGGCTTTCGGGTCTGCGGTCTTCTCGCCTTCCATCGTCGCACCCACCTCACAGCGCCTCCGCGATCTCCTCGAGCGTTCTGTTCAGCTCGCTCTGAGTGACCACACCGTAATACAAGGTATCCACCGGAGGAAACTGCGACCAGCGGTAAACCTCTACCTTGGGAGGGTAGGGACTGTCTCCCACCAGGCGCCTCAAAGCCGGAAACTCGGGCTTGTTGTAGACCTGAAGGCAAAGGAGGGGGGTTTATCGCATCGAAAAGCAAATTTCCCCTAAACCCCAACCTTCTTTGCCTTACCTTCAAGACGAAAGTCGTGCAGACGTTATCCTCCCCGCGCCGCACCAGCCTAGATCCGGCCTTACGAGCGGGCATTCACTCGGCGCGCTGCGGAGACACAAAACCCGGCTCCACTTATACTCGCGATCTCCCGCCATAAAATACTCACCGACCAGTCAGAACCGAGGCGTTCACGGCTTTCGAGCCACGCTGGCGCCCGATTCCGTAAATAAATCGCTCGATCGTGCTCTGCGCCCCGCCATAAAGATTAGAATCGCACGCAACCGTTCCGTAACAACCGTTCAATTTTGACACAACGCATACGTGGCGTTCCAAAAGTTCAGTTTTCGATCGGAACGCCCGGTTTTACGGTACCCATCTCCGGCAGCCGGGAAGCGAGAATTGCCGACTCGCGAGTCCTTATCTGGATTCCGGGTCCGAATTCCGCACCGCTCGTGACTGCGAAATCTGAAAAACAAGTTTACATCCGCGTTTACGCCCGCTCGTAAAACGATCGAACGACTGGGCGCGCCCGGAAGGCCGCTTTTCGCTCGAAAAGCGGCCGCCGCGCGCCCTCTTCCGTCCGCGCGACAAACGGTCGGAAAACGAGGTGCGTCACTTTTTGGGGTAATATAAGATGATG